TTTCGAAGGCTTCCCATACACGTTCTTCTGACACAGGTGTGTCGAAGGCCTGTCCCCATTCGGGATCTTCATTCGTAATTAAGTGACCCACACCAAATGTGTGATAACCAAGATGATCAGCATAGACCTTGTACTCTACGCCTTCATCTATTTTTAGTGTTTCAAACACTTCCTCTCTGTTCATTGCATTTCTCCGTTATTTTTTAAACAATGACTTTATATCTATAATATCTAAACGGCGCCTTCTGACAACCTTGTCATCGTTCCATTGAGATTGTCCAATGTTGCTAGAAGTTCATCGTAACGTGCGATTTGTTCTAGTTCCTTTTCCAACGTCTCCATAAAATCGCCGTGTTCGGCAACACCCACTGGATTCGCCACAAAAGTTTCCCAATTTGCCACGTGGTATGCACGTTTGCCTTCTAGGTATTGTTTCATTGCTTGTCTAATGTGTAAAGTCATTTTATTCCCATCCATTCTTTTGTCATTATGTAGTCCCTAACGAAATCGCTACGAACAATATCTTCCCAACCAAAAGACACTATACTGAAATGTCTCATATTTCTGAGTATCTCTAAAAAGGTATTCACACCTTTCTTATCTTTTTCTTGTTTAAAATCTGATTGATGATAGTCACCACAAAAAATGATTTTTGTGGCCTGTCCAATCCTTGTGATCACAGAATCTAATTCGTGAAAGTTTAGGTTCTGCATTTCATCAACAACAATAATACAGTTGTCGTATGTCACACCTCTTATATATGAGGTCGAATCAAAAGAGATATATCCATTATGAACTAACTTCTCGTATGCTTTCACATCATTAAATAATTCTGTACAGATGGCACGATAAGGCCCAGTAAATGCATTGAGTTTATCTTCGAGTGTGCCTGGCAAATACCCCACTTCTCGTGTGGGGACAACGCTTCGAATGATCTGCACCGTTTCATATGGTGTAGATTTATCCATCACTTCTTCGAGTGCGAGATACAATGCGAGAAATGTTTTTCCAGTACCAGCAGTGCCAGTGAGAGCGAGATGATCACCTTCTCTCCAAGATAAAAAAGCTTCTCTTTGTTTATCTGTAATGGGATCGACGGTAATCAAATGATCCAAACGGATATTCATTTGTTCAGATTGTTTTTGTTGCTTCATACCTTGATGGTGTTACTTGCGCCTGAACCTTTCTTGATAGCTTTCAGATGATCTTTCCATGCATCTGAAGTTTTGGATAAAGACGATGTTGTAGTTCGAACAATGTTCATCCCTTTAAGATGCACTTGTTCCCATTCACCAGATTCTACCATTTTCTCTTTTTCGGAGATCGATAGAATCATTTCTTTAACCTCACCTGTCTTGGTGTTCTTCATATCATACGTCGGCATCTATTTCACTTTCTCCAGGCGGTAGTGTTTTGTCTCTTCGAGCAATAACAGTATAACCTACTCGGTAATTGCTATGTTCAACAATAACCCAATTTTGATCGATCTCAGTTATGTATTTAGCGATTACTGGAAACAGACCAAAACTTCTTTTGAAATCCGCAGTGTCGTGAAACGCAATATACTTAGTGATTTTAGGAGCGTGCAATAGTAATTCTTTTTGAAGGTGTGCTGGATTATGTAAAGAATCAATGTGTAACATTTCATACTCACCTTGCGCGGTTACACGATCAGCACTTGAGGCTTGAATAAAACTAAAATCTATACCGTTTTCTTCTGCATATTTTTCGAACAATGGTAAATAAGGTCCAACGTTTCTATTTACATCAACGCCACACACTTTAGTTTTATTAGTTGTCAATGTCATCAATGCTAAACTCATTCCCTGATTTACGCCGAGTTCTTTGATAGAAGTACATTTACTAGCGTACTTCACGAGATTTGGATGATGATAAAAACCTCCGCCGCCAAGTTTCTCTTTATAAATTTCAACAAACTCTTGTAAATCTTTTGCACTGGTGCAGTCAACATCACTTTTCATAATTATCTTCCTATTGTGTAAAAATACCTATAAGGCACCCCGAAGGGTGCCCGTTAGATAAGGATCACCCCCTTGCGACTTGTTGTATGGCAGCTTCTAAGAATGCTTGTTTTTTCTGCATTCTATATGCCGCCTCCGATTTCCCTTTTTTATTTAACTTGTGGATATAATGTCCAAGTTCTCTAGAATCTTTTCTTAGTCTTTCAATTTGATTTGCTACCATAGGCAACTCCTGTTCTAGTTAATGGGGAATTATAATCAAGCTGGGATTAAGTCTGGTAGGGCCTCCTTAACTAATTTTTCTGTTAATCCTTTCACGGGTGACTTTTTGTTTATCATCGATACTAGTATTTTAGCATCTTCTGGATGAACTGATTCGCAAATTTCAATGAACATCTTTTCTCTTTTAATGGTATTGAGATTTTCACTCTCACGCAAACCTTTTACGAAATATTTAAATTTCATATGTTGTTTGAGTAAAGTAGATGGATATGATTCTTCTTTATTGGGAGTGTAGGGTACTGTACCCGATGGTAGATTCCATTGAATATTGGGATCAAAGGTGCCTTGCAGAACATCTCTTACAGGCATTATATTATTTTCTTGTAGAACGTTAATTTTATCTTTTCTTGTTTTTGCTGAAGATACTTTATTCAGTATCTCATATACTTCCAATTTTCTCATACTAATAGCCATGCATTTTCCTTGGCGCGTTAAGCTTCATTATACACATATCTATAAGGGTTGTCAAGTGTTATCTACTACCGCTTGATCCACCTGATCTACCCGCTTGACGAATTGCCGCCCTTTCGGTGTCGATCCACTTCTGTGCTTTCTTGGTTACTTCAGCATCAGTAAACTTCCGAACATCACGATATGCACGAAGGGTTTCTTTCTCGTAGTTCTTACCTTCACTGTTGTCGACTACTAGAAAATTCTGTTTACCAAACATACGTTGGAACTTACCGACATTGCGTTGCACTGCCTTCCAGTATGCTTCTACTTCAGCATCGGGTAGAGATCGTTCACGCATACGATTTCGTTTGAGTGCGGTTTCTAGATCAGTGTTGACAAAAACCATTGCAGTCTGATAACCCAACTTCTGAATGGCTTGTGCTTGTCTTAAAATCTTTTCAGGATCTTTTCCAGTACCATCGATCACTAGACCCAGCCGACCCTTTATGTAACGCGCCTGTTTAGTGCCTGTGAGGCGTTTTGCCTTTCCACGTATCTCTTGTCCCTTCGGAGAAAAAATATTGTCAGGCGTCATTTTCATATCCGCCTTCTTCATTCCTGCCTCAAACGCATCATCTGAGTTGACAACTTTGTAACCCATTGATGTGAGACCTGTCTTACCGACAATGAATGATTTACCTGAACCTGGCCCGCCAGCAAGAAATACTGCTTTGAAAATTGCAGGGTCGTTAACACCCTCTTCGAGAAATTGTTTGAAATTTAACATATGCTTAAATGCTTTGAGTGTATTTTGCAACCAATGAAACTATTATAGTATTTATCATCTAAGAGAACGTCATATTCAAACTGTAACTTTGCTTCGTAGTATGAACAGTCGCCCTTTGTCTTACATAATTTTAATATTACTCTATTATATATGCTTTCACCGTTCTCGATGACACGTTCTTTTAAAACTTCGTTTGACCCAAAGTAGGAGCGCCAATCACTCTCCACAAGCGTTCTCTTGCGCCTCTTGCGGGTTTTTGTTATAGGGAGTATCTTGGACTTCCAAAAAAACTTTTTACCGATATACTTCATACCAGTAGTTTTTTCTTCAATACAATAAACAAACCCAACGAGAGAACGCAAATCCTCTTCGCTGGGTTCATATATTTTGTCTTCGTAATACCAAGTCATGGTATTATATAGTCAGTCGGCTATTGTCCACTCTTCGTTGACATCTTCGCCGCACATTGGACAATTACAGGGGAGTTCATCTTCACCGTATACGATAAGATGACATACACATTCACAAGAAGGACATTCTAATGTGTAATTATACTCATCCATTATGCAATCTCACAGAAACCGGCAGCACAAGCAAGTTCTTGTGCACCAACTGTCATATCTGACATTTCATATTCTGCAAGTTTGTTCCAATCAACATCTTTAGGCATTTGTGCAAGTAAAGTTTTATATCCTGCCTCATCCGTGTCTTGATACGGTGCCTGTGCATACGTATGATCTGAGAACGGCAAGAACGACACCCCACTCATGTAATCAAAATGTTCGTAGACCCAAGCACCCACATCTAACCACTCGTGTTCTTTCACTGACACAGTGATTGATGGCTTGTGTTCGCACCAATGTTTCTGATAAGTCAACCACATCTCTAGTTGTTCAATAGCAGTCATATCTGTTCGGAAGATGGCACCTTTATCAACTTTCATCGGAAATGAAAAAACAGAAGTGTGTGATGGGTTCATCTGGTCATCTTCTACAGGGAACCCTGCATCAACCATCATTTGAGTTAATGGGTCTTTCTTGTCACCACGTACTGTACGAATGTAATATGGATTATGACGTGCGTGGATTCCTGATGCAGCATCAACTAATTGCGACACAGTACCAGAAGGCTTGACACAAGTGATTGCGACTGACTGATTGATACCTAAAGCCTTTGCCATTTTTTCGTTCGTATCAACTGCAATTTGTTTCAGTTTTTCTAGTTGTTCCGCAAGGTCTTTACCTTTCTTACCGTTCGTCAACTGGTTATCCATAATACCAGTCATAGAAACACCCAACAGGCGTTCTTCTTCACAGTTCTTTTTCCAAGCACTAGAAATATATTTAAAGTTAATCAAACTACTCTGGAAAGTCCCCAGAATCGTCGCCAGACGGGTTTTCTCTGCAAGGTCTTCCCAAGTGTCACCTGCACGTACTACAACCTCTGAGAGGTTACAGAATTCACGTGAACGCAGAATAATCTCTGAACAAGGGTTTGTACCAAACTCGTGGTCACCCACTTCTCTGCGACCTGAGGCTGTTGCCATCATGTTGGCCGATTGACGGTTAAAGATTCCACGTTCACCAGATTTAGAATCATACAGTGCTTTCCACTCGTCCATGAAGATGCCAATATCTGGTTTCTCGGTGTAACAAGCCGAGTTGTTAGCGAGTGCACGTTGACCGTGATCGTTCCACCACTGACCCGCCTTTGCGTGTCTCATACGGTCATCAGAGAGGTTTGAGAGGGATATGAGGGCGCTTCTACGTACACCCCCTACCACTACTATCTCCGCAATCTTACAAACAATGTCATGACATTCTACAGAGTTTAATTTACGACCAGCTGCATTCTTAAATGTGTGCACACAAAATTCAAACAATTGATTTAGGGGTTCTGGTCCCGATGCACGACCACCAAAAGTCTTGAGGGGAGCACCAGCGGGACGTACTTTACTCAGGTCCCACATCGGGACTTGTCCAGCGTATAATAAACCAATCAATTCTTTCAACGCTTTTGCCCAACCCAATTTAGAGTCAGCTACAATTATCGTCGTGTCTGTGCTGTGAAACTCCTCTGCAACTACAGGCAGTTGTGATACGTATTGGCGTTCTACAGAAAAACCTACACCAGTGCCGTTCATAAGGACGTAAAGAATTTCATCAAAGGCGTGTGGTTTATCTACCGCAATGTAAGAACAATTATACCCAGCAATATTTTCTCGTTTCAATGCTTCACCGGCAGTCATGAGACAACGCATAGATGGCATTATTTTCTGCGATAATACCGCTTCTTCAAGTTCATTACGAAGGTTGTTTGTTAGTTTATAGTCACAAGTCTCTTCTAGATGTTCAGTAAAAAAGTCAAAGTATCTAGAAATAGTTTCTTCCCACGTTTCTCTCCGTCCCT